CTGGCAAATAGTTGTCAAATCCTGGAAGACCAGTCTTAATACCCATAACGCCTAGCTCTTGTTGCTTCTTAGCATTTTCAAAATATGAAATAGCTGCTTCAAGATCTGTTGCATCAATATCTCTAATTGCTGCAGTATTCTTCTTTAACTCAGAAGTCTTTGTAATAATGTTAGCTAATGCATCTGCTCCATTACCGTTCTGCACTTCTGTTGCAGCAGAGCGAATAATATCTTTTAAGCTATCGTTTAGATACTCAACCTGCAACTCTTCAAGGTGGTGCTTTGTTGCACCTACATCCTTGATTGGCTCAAAGTCTCTAAACTTGTCAACAACAAGGCTAACTGGAGGAGTTGTAGAGTTTTGCTCAAAGTAGTTACGAATAAACTGCCAAATGTCATTATGAGTTCTTAGAAGATTATCTACATTTGCCTGTAACAAGACATGCATCTGCTTATCTTCAAGAACTGCTGATAATACCTTTGCCTCTGAATTATTCACTTAACCACTTCCTTGCTAGAGCTCTACGCTCTGCTCTCTCTTTTTCATCTTGCTCTTTGTCCTTGATAGCCTGGACTAGCTTTTCTGCATTGTATGCAAAGTAGTTCCATGTAGGAGCTTGAGCTACTCTAAAATAGTAGTCAAGAAGATTGTAGCATTCTGGTAAACCATACGACTCAATGAGTGCATCAGATGACCACTGTTCAACATTTAGGTTTAAAGAAGGCTTTTGCTCATACCTTGCAGTATGTAACTTACTATATCGGCTGAGCAAAGCCATACGGTCTTTGCGCTCTGCCATTAGCTGTCTGCTGCCTCTTCCTGAGCTTCACGGATCTTAGATGTTAGCTTATCTTCTACAAACTTGTAGACACGCTCAAAAGCTTGATCGGTATTTTCACCATCACGCTTTGAATCAACAACTCCAAGGTCTAGCCTCAAAGATTGAAAGTTTCCTAGATTTAATGTATAGCCAAGTGTGACTGATACCTTTGTTTCGTTATTTTCCATTTCCCACCCATTTCATTGTTTCTGCTTATACTAATGATAGCATAAAGACTTTATTGCTGCAACCTGCTCTTTTAAACTTTTTACATTAAAAATGATTAACTAGGTAAGCCATCATTAAACTCACCAGTGGTTATGTTTATTTTGGCTACAGACCATTTTCCTATTGGACAAGATGCGTTTGGAAGCTTTGTCTTTGCTTCCATAAAACAACCACACTTCTTGCACGTTTTAGTTAATTGTATCAGCTCTGGACAAGCTTTGCAAATTTCAAATCTTGAACTAGCAACTTCTGACTCTACACGACCTATATTTTTATTGAGCAGGTCCCATGGTCTTGCTGGTCTATCTTCTTTACTCACCCTTATCACTTATCCTTTTTTGATGTTTATGATATTTAGACTGATTTACATGAATACCCTTAAAATATCTACGACCAGAGTCATTGACTTTGCCAATATCCCCTCCAAATTGCTCAAGCTTAGTTCTTTCCCACTGAAGCTTTTCTGCATTATCTTTTTCATTATCTATTAATTCTTTTGAAAATATTTTTTCAGCTGGAACTAAATCAAAGTTTTCAACATAAAATCTTGGCACTAAAATAAAAGCAGATAACCAGTCACCTTTTTTAATCTTAATAACCTTGTTTGGAGTTGTAACCTTAATGTTAAAAGTAAAAGCTCTTCGTAGGTTATCAGACTCAACTACTCCAGTCATACAATGAAGTCCATCGACAAAGTGGTTTGGTGGCTGGATCACGATAGAGTTTACTCCTGGAGGTGTTTTCAATATAAACTTATTCTCAATGCTCATTATGCCATGTCTAAAGTTATTGAGTAAAGACTGTATTGAGTCAGTATTATTAAATCCCTCAGAAATTATCTGAACAGGTGCGTCTGTTCCATCCCAAAAAAGCTCAATATCATGAGCTGACTTTATGACAAACCCATATTGATTAGATATTGTAAGTGGAAGGCACATTGTAAAGGATGGATGGTTAAACCAATCTCTATTTTGTTTTCCAATCAGGCTCTCAACAACATCTTCGACTTTATATCCTTGACTAGAATAGTTAATCCAAGCTATTTTATTTTCTGGTACTTCAAAGCCAGGATCATTTATGTATGTTTTTTGTTCTTTATCAAGAAACATATTTTTTAATGAATCTTTGTATCTTTCCCACATCGATACATATGACATTATCTATATAGCTTTCTCTTCCAAAATAACTTTTTATATTTAGCCATTGGTGGATCAAACCACTTCCAAAACTCTTTATATACATAAGACTCTTCTTGTTCTGGAATCTCTAGCTTCCAATCATCACGTTTAAATGGAATTGCTTGAATTATTGGAGTTCCCGCTGGAATTAGTCCATTAAAATCTTTTTTAATAAAAAATGGAAATTGAACAGATAATGGAAAATCATCAGTATCAACTACAGCACTTATTGACTGAAAAGGTAAGTCAGTTCTATTTAATGGATGAATAAATAATGTGCTATATCCTTTGGGAGTTTGCCACAAAAATTTGTTTATCCACTTATATGGGTGTGGAGAAAGCGAATCATCAAGCTCCATACCATCTATCTGAAAATCTCCATGAGATGTAATCTGAGACTCTACCCCATTATCCAAGAATCTTTGAGTTGCAGAATCATACATAACATCAGCAGATGTTCTAAATACATATCCTGCAGAAAAACCATCTAGGACTGGAACACATTTTTTAATTGTAAGATCATTCTCTCGTACAGACGGAATTGATTTATACCACTCTGGAATTTCTCTACCTGCTGGAATTGGTGGTAAAAAATCAATATTTATATTTTCTGATAAAACTTTTATTTTTTTATTCATTTGGATTGATAAACTCCTTAGAATCGTCATTGTATATCCATCCAATTTGTGGGTGCTGCTCATGCTCAGTAACATCAACTATGATCGGATCACTTAATAGCATTGCTGCTAACCTAACCTCTGCTCTAATAATGTCTTGAATTTTTCCATCTAATACTATAGCCATTGAATATATCTGTGTTTCACCAAAGAAATTTTGTGGATTATTAAAGTTTTCTTTTTTAGCTGATACTGGTTCAACTTTTTTCTTTTTCTTAAACATTACTCAAACTCCTTTTTTGACCACATCTTCTTTTTATACCCACCACCAGGAAGTCTTAATGGCTTCCCCTGCTTTTCAAGTATATCTTCATTAAAAGTATCATCTACCCACATTTTCCAACTTATCCTTTTAAATGGATATATCTGTGCAAACGGTGTTCCAGCTGGAATAATGCCTTCAAAATCTGCTTTAAGATAAAAAGGAATATTTCCATTTAGATGAAACTTATCGCTATCAACTATACCATTTAATGTTGTAAATGGCAAATCATGTCTGTTGAATGGATGAGTTACAAAAGTGCTATAACCTCTTGGGGTTTTCCATGACCAATAGCTAAACCATGTGTAGCTTACTTTGCTATGTCCAGCAGGTCTAGGAATTGTTGCACCTAACTCTGGTGGTCTATGACCAATAAACTGAACCTGATTTTCTTCAACAATCTCTGGTCCATGCCATTTAATTGATGTATCACCAGATTCTGTTTTTGTAACATAAATATCAAATGGTGTAAGAAGTGTATATCCAGTCATCATTATTTCCATAAATGGTACACACATTTTCATTCCTTCGTGAGGTGTTCCATCTGCATGACTATGGAATTTAGATTCAAAAGTTGTTTCACCATCTCTCCACCATTGAGGAACAGATGTTTTTACTGGATGAGGAGTGGTTTCTTTAATAACCTTGCTCCAAGGAATAAACTTAATAAGCTTCATGCTTTTATCTTAGACTAGTGTCGCTGCTGCTTCTTCAGCAGTCATGCCAGGTGTAACATTGTCTGAACAATATACAAATGTTGGATTTGCATTTAGGATAGAAGCAAGGTGAACATTAACACCCATAGTTGTTTGAACAACACCATCAATGCATAGTGCAAACCAATAGTCATTTAGTCCTTCGCCTGGAACGCCTGTAACTGGTACCCAAGCTGGTATTTCTTTTGCCATTTTTTCTCCTAACTAATTTCTATTTCTGAAATAGATAAATTCTGATTGTACTGACTCTCTACTCCAATTATACCATAATTGGTTACTATGTTAACTCCAGTAGCATTGTAGACTAGCGTATCTCCTATTTGAGTGATCATAGATGAGTCTGAGAATGCCTTTGCAGTAATTGTTGCAGTCCCTGCAGATTTTGAAGAGTTTGAGATAATAACCTTTAAGCCTGATAGTCCTGGGAATGATGTTAAAGAATCTAGTGTTATTGAAGCCATTTCAGATATTGCATTTGATGCATACTTTAAAATCTTTATGTATCTTGGATATGTATTATCATATGAATTACAGGTTCCTCCAGTTGCAACACATGGATTTGTAGAACCGCAAGGATTATATGGGTTGGTATATCCACAAGGATTGTATGGAGTTGTATATCCACAAGGATTGTATGGAATAGGATTACCTGGAACTACTGGATTTGGATTGCAGGTATATGTTGAAGCACAGTTACCTCCGCTGCAATATCCACCAAATGGACCTGTTGCGCCTCCTGGTGTATAAAATCCGTATTTGCAGTACCCAGATGGGTTGTACATTGAACAGGTATAAAATCCAGAATACGGGACATAATATACTGGATTACAATAGTATGGATTGCTTGTTCCGCATGAATTATAGGCACAGTATGTACCGCCACCACTAGGAGCGTTTGTCCCTCCACCCGTTCCTACGCAACCACCACCTGTTCCTACACAGGTGCCACCTGTTCCTATACAGTTACCTCCAGCCCCACATGGATTGTATGCGTTAACAGAGTTACAGCTTCCACAGCCAGCACATTGCTCTTGCTTAGAAACAACTGTCCACCAATTTCCTGCGTCAGAAACCCAAAGTGCAGCACCTGATCCTACTCCTGGCTCTTTAATGTTTATTGTTACATTTTCTTTAGACATCTTTACAGATGAAATTGGATAGCTTGATGTTGATGCAATTACGGTATTGGATGATGATGACCATCCAGGAATTATAGTTTTCCATCCAGACTTAAATCCAGATGTAAATAGGTCTGAAAAAGAAGAAAACGCTTTCATTCTAGAAGCTGCAACATTAGCTCTAGCTCTAGAACGATTACGGCTTGAACTTTTCATTATGCGTCAATATCTCCAACTAAAATCCAAGAGTTACTTGATCTTTTTTCTATCATGGCTGAAGAATATTTTAATCTTGTTTTTACATAGTTTTCGGTAGATGCAAGTGTGGCTGGAGAAATTGTTTGAAATGTAATTCTTCCGTCGCCAATCTGTCTAAATTCTGCAGACCACCCTATTGGAAATATAGTGTCATTTGGATCTGACGGAATAGTAACCGTTGTTCCAGTTGCATGGGAAACCTCGATAAGCTTATCCATATCATCTGAATCTATTGTATATGTAGAAGATGTAACAGATACATATGTTTCTGATGTTGGAACAGGTACTACGCTAATATTTCTAGTAGCAAGAGCTAATGCATCTACGACTGATTGTTCTTGTGTTGTATAATTTCTTAAAGATGCAGATGATGTTGATGCGTTAAATTCATTTACATTTGACATTTACTTAAGCCCCCAAAGTTTCCAAGTACCAGATGTGAAGTTTCCGCTTGCAAGTGTTACGCTTATGCTACTAACTGCAGATGTTCCAAGGTATGCTCCGCCGATTGATTCTGTAATATCAGGGACATAGTTAGATGTGATCCAGTCTGAATATCTACCTTTGAAGTTTAAAGATAAACCCTTAAATGCAGTACTTGTTCCATTTGTTACCGTCAATGTTCCTGAAGAATATGAACCAAATGCGATCATAGTTCCAATGCATCCATAAATAGCAGAGATGGCATTTCCCATGTATGTATTTCCACCAAAGTCTCTATTTGCCGAGCAGTTATAATTGCTTCCAGTAGAGTCATTATTTATTCTAAAAAAGTTAAGTGAGTTCTGTGTGCTAGTAGTTACTTCATTAAATGTTAGAAATAGCTCCTTATATTCCCCATTTAATCCTGAGAATGAAACTGCATTTCCACTTGTTGATGATACTGCTCCAATATAGTTCCAACCAGTCGCTTGTGGAATAGTTAATCCAGTTACTGTGGCTGCTGAAAAATCTACAGTACCTGTAAATGTTGGTGAATTTGAGGGTGCTTTTAAACCAAGGGCAGTAGAAATTGTAGTTGCGTAATTAGAATCATCTCCCAAAGCAGCAGCAAGCTCATTAAGTGTATCTAAAGTTCCTGGAGCTGAATCTACAATAGCAGCAGCTGCATTTGCAGCAGCGGTATCTGCATATGTTTTTGTAGCAATTGTTGAATCTATGTCAAAGGCAGATGTAGTGGTATTCCAGTCAATTCCAGATCCTGCAGCTGTTGATAGATCAACTGTAACATTACTTACTGCATTATCTACATAGGTTTCTGTTGCATACCCTGATAAATCTGCAGAGTCAAGCTTGGAATCTAACTGTGTCTGAATTGCAGACGTTACGCCATTAAGATATCCTATTTCAGTATCTGAGACATTTGAAACACGGGCCTGCAAAATTGTTTTATCTGATGTAATAATATTGTTTGTTGCTACAAAGGTTCCTGCATAGGCTCCGCCTCCAATCCAAGATATCCATTGCGCTACTGTTCCACCCTGATTGCCATTGTCATCTGTAATATACATATCTCCAGTTAGAACTGCACCATTTAAAATAAGTGTTCCATCAGAATATTTGTGTCCTTGTGGATAAACCCCAGTATGATAAATGTATGCTGAAGATAAAATTTTAATTCCATCTGTTGCAGTTAAAGATGCTTGCTTAGAATCAATTTGAGGCTGAATTCCAGAGGTAACGCCGTCAAGATAACCAATTTCTGTATCAGATACTCCAGAGACTTTATCTTGTTTATTACCTAGAGATGTGGTAATGGTTGATGCAAATGATGAGTCATCATTAATTGCTGCAGCTAACTCATTTAAAGTATCAAGAACTCCAGGAGCACCATCAACTATATTTCCTATGGCAGTAGCTACATAAGTTTGAGTTGCGTATTGGCTTAGATCTGGCTTATTTGTAAGTTGATTATAATCTGTTGTTCCAGCAGGTCCAGCTGGGCCAGGAGTACCTGGTGCTGAGACAACAACCTTCGAATCTCTCTTGACTACTGTTATCAGTTCTGTGACTGGACTAATAACAATCTTATCAGACACGTGTTACCTGATCATCTATGGCTGCAACACCCTGAATCAGCCTTGTGACAATCCCCGTTGAAGATATAATTTTTAAATCATAGACATATTCTCTTGCTACCAGTAAAGTTGTCTGTGCTGCAGTAGCGTGAATTGATAGCTTACCTTCTGCAGCCGTAATTGTAATTCCGCTTCCAGACTGTAGTGTTACTGGAGCCTCTGTTGAATTTGTGTATTCTCTAAACTGCATCTTTGCGGTATATCCAGTTAAAGAGATTGGGTTATTTGCGGAATCCTTATACTCAATATCTAGATACCAGTCGGCACCTTGATAAATCGTCATGTTATAATCTTTAGCCACTTTAACTCCTATACCATAAAATAAGTATTAATATGTGTTCAATTATATCATAGAATAGGACTAGATACTTTCGTTCCAAACAGGGATATATCTGCCATCTTCAGTTCTTGTATATGTCAATATACCCTCTCCCATACGCCTTGTAAGCTCTTGCTTGTTTGGAGTCATATTATTAGTTACAAGCCCATCTTTTCTAGGCTGACCAATGTGTATGCTTGCAAGGATATCTCTTATTTCTTTTATATGGGATTCTGAGTAGTATGCTCTTATTTGCCATTTTCTATCCCCTCCTTTTAATGCCCCGACTGGAGGTGGAATTACTCCTCGCTTAATTAAGCTTGGAAGATATTTTTTATGACGATTAACAAGTTTAGCAGTTTCACCCATTGTGTAGGCTTTTTCTCTATTTTGTTTAAAATCCTTAATAAAACAGGTTTCTAATCTATCCTGAGTTATGTTGTATACTGTGACTAGACCATTTGACCTGTTATAGTGATGAGTTTTTACAAGATCACCGTTTAGAAACCAAACAGTTTTCTTGCCCTGAATTACAGGCTCACTATTGTATTCTTCGCTAGAGAAATTTCTTTTTGAAGTATCCATCTGCCCTCATTTGAGTCTTGTGGTGGATTGTAAAACTTTCTAGTACCACATAGCATGCAAAATGTTTCCAGATGATTAATGGAAGAGTATTGCCTATCAAGAAAAACTCTACCGTTGCATTTGTCACATTTTAGCATTTTTACTCAGTATCTTGATCTTTATTTAAATTAAGTAAGTTCATTGCTTCTGTAAGCTCAGCACGAAGGATTGCATTCTGTGTCTCATATTGTGAAACAAGCTCACCAATTCTTTGCTGCAATGCTGTAATTACTAGATCATGTTTTGTGCTCATGTTTCTCCTTTAAAGTATATTCAATTATAGCATAATGATGTATTAAGAAAGTCTTTTCTGATGGTCTAAATATTCTGTATTGTCTATATGAACACCATTAAAGTATCTACGACCAGCCTGATGTGGTCTTGACCTATCTGAAGTGTTTCTTTCATAGCTTAGAGCAGCTTGCTCCTTAAGTTCATTTAGATGTAGCTCTTCATCAAAAATATCGCCTACTAGAGCTAGCTTAAAGTTATCAACAAAATATCTAGGGATTGGGATAAAAGCTCCCAAAGCATCTCCCTTTCTAATGCTTATCTTTGTTTTTGGAATAGTTATTTTAAAATTAAAAGTAAAATCTCTTTTAATCTGATCAGTCTCAATAACACCAGTCATTGCAACACAGCCAGGGATGAACATGTTTGGTGGCTGAATTGTCATTAAGTTAACGCCTAGAGGAGTTTTTAATGAAAAGTAATTTTGAACAGTTATTATTCCCTTGCTAAATCCAGTCTGAATAATTTGTTTATCAAAGTTGTCATCATTAATAAATGTTATTTGTGCATCATTATCTGTTCCATCCCAAAATACATCAAAGTCTCTTAATGATTTTATAACAAATCCATACTGGTTGCCAATATTTAATGGCAAACAATAATAGAAGTGAGAAGAAAACCAGTCTCTTTTTGGATTTCCAGCAAGTGGATGAATAATTTCTTTATACCAGCCATCACCAGTAGTTGAGTTTGGTATTACAACGATTGTTTCTGCTGGAACCTCATGGCCTATATCATTAATGAATTGGCCAGTCATAAGACTTACCCTTATCATGTGTCCAAAAAGAAGCAATTGTGTATCTTAGTCCACCAGTTATTTTTGTAACACCATGAAGATGTTCTGCATCTCCTGGATGAACTGCTAATTTTCCTTTTTCTGGAATAATCTCAAAATCAAAATTTGGATAAAACGTATGTCCTCCATCATAGTTGTTATTTAGATAAATAATACTTCCAAATACTCTATGTTCAAATCCTTTAATGTCTGTGTTTGTCATGTCATCTGCATGTGGGTGCTGTTCCATACCTGGAAACCATCTAATCATCTGCAGGGTATCTGAATATACTGGATCTTCACAGTCAAATGTTGAGTCTATAAAACTTTTACATCGTATGTTTGCATCAAGCATAATCTCTGCAGCATATCTGTCATGCTTTAGAATTGTTGTATAGTTTATAACTCTACCGTCCCAAAATTCGTTACCACCGCCTTCCCACATGTCTGTTGTTTCTGCAAGATTAACTAAGTAGTCACAATCTTCTTTAGATATAAAATCTTCTACTGTTTTTGCCTTATTCATTTCTACCCCTATCCATTAGTTCTTTTCTCCAAGATCTCCAGCCATCATATAGCTGGCCTAGATCGTGTCCAACAAAATCATAAAATTCATCAAGACTTCTTTTATCAAATAAATCACCATACCTTATCTCTTTTCTAGATAGTATATCAATAATTCTATTTGTTGTAAAGTCTCTTCTTGGGAAGTATTCACTTGGAAAATCATCATTAAGCCTTGGCCTCTTTATTCTGTCAGAGTATAGATGATAAACTGGAATATTAATTGGTATGTATACATTCCACCCTGCTGTAAATGTTCTTGCACCATTCAAAACTTCTTCTCCCCAAAATAATACCCAGTCTGGCTGTGGTACTGACTTAAAATATTCTGCCTTACTAAATATAAAATGACCAGTCAGGTACCAGTGTTTTGCATAGTTTTTGCCAGGCTCTCTTTCTAAAACGACACCTCTTGGTGACAAATCATATGATCTTAATATCCATTCCATAGTTGAAGATGTGTGCATTTCAAAAGACACTGGATATGGCTGTTTTGACTTTACTTCCTCACCATCTTCTAATATATCAAAAACTGGAAGAGCTCCACTAAGAACTGCCCTATCGTCAGATGTCTCTTTTAACATTTCTATAAGCCTTGTGTCCCAACCTTGATCAAACCTTGAGTGAGAATCTATCTGTAAAATATAATCATATGTATCATCTAGCCATTTTAAAGATCTATTTCTACATTCTGTTACGCTAAAAAGTTTTCCAGCCACTTCAATTTCATATTTTACTTTGTCGTCATACGTTCTTTCAAGACCTGATCCAGCAAAGTCTTTTTCTAAAACATGCATAAAACAACCAACAGTAATGTTATCTGGGTTATCTGCCTCACAGAATAATGAGTCTATTGTGCTTTGTAGGTATGGATCACGATATGATGCCAAAGATACGTATATTTTTACCATTTACCTATTGGGCAAGTTGCTGCCTTAATCTTTGTCTTTGCCTTCATAAAGCAGCCACACTTCTTGCATTGTGAAGTTAGCTGTATTAATTCTGGACATGCCTGGCATATTGCAAATCTTTCATCGGCTTCTGTTTTGGCTGATTTCTCTACACTTGGATCTATTAAATCCCAAGGCCTTGTTTCCCCAAGATTTTGTTTATATTGTTGCCAAGCACTTAGTTTTTTTTCGTTTTCCACAATATCACCTCAATCATTAGTAAGCTGGAACATCTGGCAAAGTAAAGAATTCACCATTCCATGTTGATCCTGAACGAACATTGTCATATCCAGTAGCGTTAAACCCTACATGTTCTTTAGAAAATCCATCTAGCCATATATTGTAATATGGATAGCTTGGATCTAGATCTAAAGTATCAACAAGCTCATTATCTACTAGAAGACCAATTCTTTCTTCAAGCACTGGCTCTACCTCTGGAGACATTTTAATAAAATTTGACCCATCCCAGATATCTCCAGGCTGAGCGTTTGGATATTGGCTAATGACCATTCCTTGCACACCAGACTCAAAAACAGCTTTTAAAAGATCTTCATGTGGTCCTGGCTGTCGCTCCATGGTGCAAAAAACTTTATTCTGATTCATGAAAACAAATAGAGACATTTTTTTTATTCCTTTTTTGTTAATTAATTGTACAATATAAAGTATATCATATCAAAAATGTTTTGCTATCCATTACAGAAGCA